CAGGAAGCGGGAAGAGCATGAAGAAGGGAGATTTCATCGACCCAGCATCTCTTAACGACTCGGACATCGAGGCAGCATACGAGGTCTACAAGGCCGCTGCTCTTGAGAACGAGTTCAAGGGAAACCTAGAGAATCACTTCTCTGACCGCTACGCGCAGGAGAGGACTGCTGAGATTGCAAAGGCAGAGGCAGCAGCATTCGACGCACGCAGCCCCCTAGCAGACATTCAGAAGTCAATAGAGGCTCTTGGAGAGAGGATTGATGCAATCGGCACTCCAGCAGAGACCGGAGAGACAATCACCAAGAGCGACGAAATATCAGCAGTAGTCGTTCCAAGCACGGAGGATTTGGCGAAGATGTCATGGGATGAGGTTCATCACTTGGCAACGAAAGCCTTCAACCCGGAGTGAGATACTCAAGGAAAAAATGAATAAAGGAGATGAAGACAAATGGCAAGAGATTACGTACGAACAGTAACAGACATGGAGCGCTACTACTATGGCGCCGGGAACGCAATGGGCTACTCATACACTGGTAGCGAATTACTCAAGGCTGACAGCCCAATGATGTCATCCACCGCTGGAACATACCAAGCAATCTACGGACGCAAGGTATGGTCGCAGTTGAACCAAGAGTTCAACGCATTCAGCATACTACCCAAGAAACCGTGGGACAGGTCGGGATGGCGAGTCATCACTGACAAGCCTAACTCCGGTGCAGTGCATGGTGGTGTTGCAGAGAACGCAACTCTACCCGACACCGTGAAGCCTGTCTTCCAGCACGTGGCTGCAAAGCCCAAGACCATCGCTCACACCTTCGATATGTCGGAGGTCGCGGTGTTCCTCGCTGACAAGGACGACGGCATGGGAGACATCCGCTCTGTCCTAAAGGAAGAGATGGGCAAGCACCACGCAGAGATGGTCAACAAGATGCTTCTGACTGACGTGACGACCGCAGCAGGGAACAACTTTGAGTCCCTCGACAGGATTACGGCTAACGCAGCATCGATGGCTACCGGAACCAGCGACTGGGTCGACTCAGATGGCGACTTCGACATCTACTCGATTGACAGGTCTGCAAACACTTGGGCAAACGCCGAGGTCAACGTAGGCGCAACCAACGTAGACAGGACTCTCAGCCTAGACCACTTGGACACACTGTTCCAGAGCATTTGGGGCCGTGGTGGAAACCCGAAGGTCATGCTGACTGGATACGACACTCTGATGAGGCTACAGCAACTACTACAGAGCCAGCAGAGGTTCATGGAGGAGAAGAGGGTCACCCCTACCTACAATGGTGTGAAGGGTGTTCCCGGTATCGAGGCCGGATTCATTGTGGCTACCTACAACGGTATCCCAATCATCCCAACGAAGGATATGCCAGCAGACACTACCGGCAACCTAACGAGAATCTACTACCTAGACACTGATTATATGCACTTCTCTACGGCTATCCCAACTCAGTACTTTGAGTCGGGAATTGAGACTGGTGACCCCTTCGCCATCAACAGGCTGGGTCAGGAAGGACTCTACCGAACAATGGGAGAGGTATGGACTACCTTCTTCGGAGCACAAGGGAGCGTGAGGAACCTCAAGTGAGGTCTTTCGTGGAGATAATGAATAAAGGAGATGATGAAAAATGGTAGCAACAACGACAGTAACTTCAAACGGACTAAGCATAAAAGTAGCAGATTCGGACTTCACATTAGTGAGCATCCTGTCTGACCTAGACATGAGAACAGGAACCCCTGTGGGCAGCGAGGAATGGCTCAAGGGATTCGGTAGCACTTACCCCGGTGGCTCTGATATGAGCACCTTCTCGGCAAGCAACAGCGATGGTGCAGCAGAAGGCTCTCTAAGGATGGTCACAATAACAGCAAACGTGGTTCAAGCAGCAACGGTAGAACCTTTGCTCTTCTCAGCAGGTGCATCCAAGATAGTGGGAATCCTCGGTGCAGTGGGAAAACTCGCAGCAAAGGATGTCACAGTCTATTCGACTGAGACTGGACTCGTAGGAGCAAGCGACACGGTAGCACCACTAGCAACTACTGGTTCTCTGCCTTGTCTAGTCATTGACTCAGAAGGCGCGAACAACGTGATACAAGTCACGGTACTACTGCTGAACTGAGATGATAGACGACACATGATATGAGTGAGGAATATGCCAACAGCAACCTATCTAGGCCCGTGGTATAGCGTTCCAAACTCGGATTCTAGTAGACCGTCGTGGATGAGGAATAGACCACAGACAGTCTCTACCGAGTGGTTGGACGCATGGGGCCACAGGCTCTCGCCTGACCACTTCAAGATAGAGGGCTATGAACTACCAACTAAGGATGATGGCAACGATGGCCTCCCTGATTCGGGATGGCGCAAGACTGACATCATGGCATGGTTGGACTCTCAAGGCGCATCCGCAGGTAGCGGATACAAGACCAAGACTACTCTTCTCTCTCTAGTAGGCAATGTTTTAAGCCCACCAGTAGAGGAAGAACTAGTAGCAGAGGCGGAACCCGCTGAGGCAGAAGAAATATTAGAGGAGTGATAGAAAATGGCATTTGCAAGCACAATAGACGCAAGAAAGCACGTAATGGGTGACCTAGTGATGGTCACTGGAACAATGACAAGCGATAGTGGGAGCACTGGTGGAGATGTTCTACTAGCAGACCACCTCTCTAAGATATTCGCAGCAGGGGCAAATCTCAACGGTGCTGGCGCTACAGATGTTGAGATAGACGGCACAACCGTAACTACACTTACGCTGGTAACGGCATCAAACGGTGTTGGAACTTGGTGGGCTTTGGGTCAGCGCTGATACAGGCGGTGACTAGATGGCAGTAAGTCCTAAAATCAAGGTTGTCGGGCCATTCGCCCCGAAGGACTTCTCTAAGGAGACTGGTAGTGCCGCTGGCACACTAGGGGACTTCGACACTTCCGGCACTTTGAGTTACGCTATGTCTCAAGCAGTGTCCGGCATTGACGGTTCTACCCTCTATGCAGTAGAGCCAATCATGGTTCTAGGTAATGTGTATCTAGTGGTAACGACGATATAAGTAGGTGGTGTTTGTGAATGTCGGGATTTCAACTTCAATCGCTTGACATCGAGGACATCAGCAGAGCAGCCAAGCAGAACGTCAAGTCTGACACCCGATACGATGCGGGGACTATCACGAATACAGACGCCCCGCTCAAGGGTGTCACTAGCAAGCAGCGTGCTCGCAGTTCCGAAATCGCAGACATACTCGATATAGGCGCAGGGACACGTTGCGCACACTGTGGTATGCTGCATTTCCTATGGCGAGCGACTTGTGGTGCTTGCGACAGACCTATGGAATACAACCTCGGTGAGCGTAACGAGGAGGCGAGGATGTGAGTGCGTTTGACGAGGCTTGGTCTGTTCTCAAAGCGTCACATCTGACTTCTGAAGAAGAAACGTTACTCAATAATATGAGAGAGCACACTAGAATTGGAGGAAAGAGGCGAGATTGGAATGCGGCTGTAAATCATCAGATTCCACCCGGTCTATGGGCAGAATTGGCTACTCAAAAGGATAAGTTTGAATCCCAAAGACCGATGATGCCTTATACAGAAGAAGATGTTATGAATGTATTAAGAAATATCAAAGACAATCAGGAATTACCAAATGTTCCTACTGAAGTTTTACAATACTTAGACCGAGGCCAACTACTTGAGGAGGGACAGTAATGCCACAAGTGTTCAGTCCGGGTGAGGGAGAGACAAGACCCCTAGACCCAACAGCCGTGGTTTACACGACTGCTCAGCAGGTCGCTAACCTGCTTGACATAGGCCCACAAGAGGCAGTGCTCGTGTCTTCGGACACAACGCTATCGGTCATCAGTGGGTCTGCTAACGATGTCGCTAAGGTATACATCACGGGGACTGACTACAGGAACATCGGGTTCTCCGTTGACGATACCATTCTAATCTACAGTGATGCCGACCCGATGGGCATCACAGCAGTCATAACAGAGATATCCTCTACGATAAATGGTGTCGCTCTCGGCTTTATCAGTGAGGGTCTAGCAGTCACTAACTATCAAGCAGCCGATAATACATACGTCCAAAACCAAG